CTCGACGCAGTGAACTCAAGAAGCTTGTTGACATCTAGAACGCCATTGCGATCAAGTTGAACAAGCGATACCATGTTCTTGAGTTGCGTCTCCGCAGTCTCTGGATCAGTGGTCAACGAGTCAAATGACACCGTGATGCTGAAGTTTTCGTCGGGGCTACCCTTAGTCATCGTCTGGGGGTTAGGATTGCCAGTGACTTGGAAGAAAACCTCATCCGGCCCCATGCGCTGATACAGCTTCCACGCCATCGTCAAGACATCACGGACATGATCGAGGAACTTGCCAATGTAGAACTGTTGACGAGCAGCCGTGAGCGGGTTCGTGAGATCAAGACCAACAGCACGGTCTGCTTGCGCTCGCATAGACATCTCAGACTCAATGGAACCTTGGTCCATTTGAGGAACTGGCCCCCAAGCAATCTCGCCAAGACGACGGTAAGGAACGCGACGGCCCGGACCCCAGTCGGAGGGAGGACGACCAGCAGGGTGCATCAGCGGCGGCAAGGTAGCCAACGAAGCTCGGTCGATCCGGCTGTCACGCTCGGTCTTGATTTGCATCTGCGGACCACGGAGAATGTCGGAGAACGTCTGCACTTCATACATCCGCTTCTGGTCATTCGCCAGTCGAGTCACAACAAACGGGTAGTCATCGTATCCATTGAGCAGCTCATGCTTTGCGTAGCCGTCCGTAGTCGGGTGGAACACGGTGCAGTAGATGCCTTCGCTGCCATCCTCTTCATCAATCAGACGCTGGTAGCCATAGACCACCATAACAAGGTCATTGTCATCAGTGATAGGCAGACGCGTAACGGTTTTTACGCTCTCGCCGTCGAGATACATGGAGTCTTTCCCGCGAAGGTTGGAGATAGCGTGATCGACCCACTTACGATCCCATCCCTCATTGGTAACTTTTTTCTCAAGCTCCTGAGCAGTCAGGAACGTGCGCCAGAAAATGTATGGTGCGCGTTGAGGGTCGGAAACATACGGAGGGAAGATGACTTCTCCATCTGGAGCGCACGAATAAACAATCGGGCAATCAACGGTTTGACGAGGGAGTGGGATTTCAGCCATCCCGGTTTTCCGCATATCTCGGATTGCCTTCTTAGCGCGTTTGTTCGACAAGTCAGGGAATCCTTGTTGGATCAACCCCGTGAGCATCTCGTCATCGTTCCCATCAATAATAAGGTTCGCTAGATCAGGGGATTGTTGGGCAATTTGGTCGATGGTGACTTGTTGCAGATATGTTCTTTTTTCTCGCTTCCATCCAACATAGGATACCATAATCCCCTTCTCTAGCAAATAGTTCGCACCCAACTCCATTTGGTTCTTGAAGTCAGGAATGTAGGTCGAGCGCATCCACTTAAGGAACGACGACACAACAGAAGCTCGCGGCATTGACGCCATAGACGTTGGAAACGCTTTAATGTGGCTGCGCTGGAGGGCTTGGTCAAACAGAGACACATACATGTCAATCCGCTCACCAACCACGTTAACTTCTTGATCTGAAGCACCTTGCCACGGAAATGCGTTTGCTCCGTTCTTGCGAAGATCGTCAGACTTGCCGTCCCAGATATTGCGCCGATCATTATAAGAGCGCAGACATGACTCGAAATAGTATTCAAGATCAATTAGGCAGGTATCATACGCATCAGTTAACGCATTAACGTCTGGCTCTTTGTCAGCGTAAATAAGGGATTCGTCCTCTAGTTCTAGTGATTCAGTCATGATGCGTATTCGTAAAAGTCTTCGGGGTCGGCAGATACTAAGCACACTTTGATGCGTTTGCCAACAAGTTTATTTGATAGGCGGGAAGGGCATTTTACCGGGACTGCCAGCCCATCCATGCGGACGATAACCCAGCTCGGGTTGTTGCAAACACGCATAACAATGAAATCATCATCAATTTGCTGCTCGATAAGGCTATCAAGACTGCATGGTGACTCGTCAATAATTAGCGTTTTCTTTGCAGGTCGCCCCCGTTTTGCTGCTTTAGCTGCTTGTTTTTTCATACTAGTATCCCCCAGACCCGTGAGTTGTAACAAATGATTGGCTATTGTCAACGTGATCGAGATTTGCAATGGCGGCGTAGCGACAAACATCAATTGGATCTTTCCACGCTTCTTTAAGCCCACCTTCGCCAGTGTATTCAGAGAGTGCTTGGATGATGTTCTCGCAGTCGCTGCTGACGTAGAAATGCGGTCTGTTTACGGAATCCAAAGGTCGAGCGGTATCCCATGACATCTTGCCGATCAATGCTTGAAGTCCATCGTCGATATCAAGCCCCGGAGCAGGGATGCAAACCATGCCTGATTCGCTTAAGTCCTCGATGATCGAGGAGGAACCATCCTGCACCTGATACTTTGCAGCCCCAAGGCGAGGGTCTATAAGTCGTTCAAATATCTCCTCGTCGCCTTCCATCTCTTGTATAGCCTCAATGTAGTCGCGGATGCCAAACCCTTGGCCTTTAGACCCCGGCCCCGGCATCCACTTCCCGCTTTTCCATTCAGCCCAGTCACCAACGTCAACTCCCGGCCACTCACGGTAAACCCAGAACGTCCCGCTCTCGTCAATGGCAATCCAGCACATGAACCAGTTCTTCGCCCCAGCGGGGTCAATAACGTGATAGCGCGTGATGTTTTTGGTCGGGATAGAGGACGGGGGAACCACGTTTACAACCTTGTTAAACTTAGGGAACTTGGTTGCCGCCGCTTTTGTTGGGATTCCATAGGCTCTGATTAAGATTTCCTCTCTTGTTTTTCCAAGTAATGTTTGTTTTATCCGATCATAACCACCAAACGGATTATCTTGAGAGTGGAAGTAATGAATGGTTCCCTTGATGTTTTTGCATTCTAGGATCGTGGGGACGATTTCGTTGTTTAGCAATTCCGCCTCCCTGCTCTCAAGAACCTTAGCCCCATCGAGGTATTGCTTTATTAGCTCAGTATATCCAAAAATTGGAGTAAACGTAAGCATCATCTTGCTGTTTCTGGTCGCCAACCGAAATCTTAACGTATCAACCAGTTCAGGGCCACCAAGCATTTCGTCGCACCAAGTCCCAATGTTAAGCCACGTCGCTTCTTTAGATCCAAGCTCCGCTCCCTCTAAAATGGTTGAATTGTTTGCGAAGGCAGCGTAAGTCTTAAATGAAATGCGCGATCCGTTTGGTAAAATCAAAGAATTGTCAGTCCACCCGTTCTTTCTTGAATAAGAAAGATATGTGTTTTGACTTGTTTGCTTGTTCTTGAATTCCGCTGGCATCCAGTCATATACCGCCGCTTGTTGCTGCCGAATTGACACCTCGGCGTTTTGTGCAAAACAAAAGATGTCGGAATTTGGGTTTTCAATAGCCGCCTTGACTACAAAGTATGCCCCTACTTGAGTTTTTGAACTGCGATTCCCACCGCTAATAAGTGCTTCGTTTCTTGTTTCAAGGCATTTCTCAAGTTTTTTCCAGTTTTCAAACTTCCACCCATATCTAAACGGATCTTTTGCCGCGTTCCGAATAGCCTCTTCACGAATTTGATGGAATTCCATCAGCTCTCCAGCATCCATGTAAGCTATTTCCTCATCCGTAGGAATGGCTAGGATTGGATGCTCTGTCCACTTCAACATTTGGCAAACTCCCCTCTGACCTCTTGAGCCTTACGCATATACGCATTTGCCGCTTCTTCCTTGGTTTTGAACCTTCCTAGATTGACGCTTTTCCGATCAACCATAATTTGCCCTCTCCATTTTTGCGTTGTCTTACAGAAAACCACTCCTTTCATCCCAGAAGTATTATTCTTATTACGACCACGGTTGAACATGTTTTCAGATCGGCTAGCCAATCTCAAGTTGCATATCTTATTGTCAGACTTGTCTTCGTTTATATGGTCAATATCGCCAATAGGCCATGAGCCATTACAAAACGCCCAAGCTAATCGGTGAGCGTAATGCGGCTTCCCATTGATCCAAATTGAAACGTATCCGCGCCAATTTGCGTGTCCCGCGACATCTCCAGCACTACTTGTTTTCGTTTTGACCTTCCAAGTAAAAATTCCGGTTTCTGGATCGTAATCCAAATAATTGGATACATTCTTGACATCCAGTATTTGTTCTGGCTTATTTTTCTCAGCACTTTTCATAGTCATTTATGTTTTGTGTTAAAGCGTCTTCTGGACCACACATCCGGTTGACGCTTGATTTTTATCAGAAGCTATTTGGTCCGTCAATGATTTCAACATCAATGGCATCACTCTTGATCTTACTGGCAATCCGAGCCTTTGCATCAAAAATCATTTTAGCCGCATCGTCAATACTAGCTCCCTTGCGATGTTCCACGATTGAGGATGCCATTCCGGTAAGTTGCGCCGCCTTGTCGGTAAGGATACCCACCGTCACCGCTAGCTTATCCGGGCTAATTTTGGCAAGCTCCTCTGGGTTATCAAACAGTTGTTGGGAACGCTCAAAGAGCAAATCGGTGTAATCCTGCGCCGCAATCGCGTATCGCATCGAGAACTCCTTGCGCTTTGTCTCCAGCGTATCGTTGTGACGCCATTGCAGCCCCCTGATCGTCTCCCTGCCAAGCCCCGTCTTCTTTTGGATATCAGTTATCCTTGCCCCCTGTGCAGCCAGCCACAAAGCCATTGCAGCCTTGTTTGGGGCATAGTGTTCGACGCAGTTTGAAGGGTTCAACTTTGCACGTTCCTTGACCTCAAGAAACCACGCAGACTTGTCTTCTCGCTCGTCCACATACTCTGCCTTGAGCTTCTCGTTGGGATCAATTGGTGTTGGTTCCGAAGTCACTTGGAGTTCTTAGCCTTTCTTTTCAAGAAATGCAATCATTTTTGGGATTTGACTCCAAAAACTTCAGGAACTAGTTCACCATTACGGTTCATCCGTGGAGGCTGCGGCATTAAATTGTCTCGCAAGCTGTAATACGAGTTTTGCCCATAAGGAATAGCAACCTCTCCAGTCATTTGGATTTTATCTCCAAGGCGGTCCCATGCAAAGGTCCGGTAGATACCCGAAGTCTTATTAAGATTCCTCTTGTCAAAGATCGGATTGGTTTTCTTTTGAGACTCAGTAAGAAGACCTTGGACTGAGTTAATGAAGTTCTTGCGCTTTTCCCAGTTTTTGGGGTCTTTGCTTTGGAAGTATGCGTCCGTAGTCTGGTTCTTTGCGTGAAGCAGTGCTGAGCTGTCAATATCATTTAAGATGTCAGCATATTTCATGTCAAGTTTTTTCGCAATGCCGCTTTTTGTTGCTTTTGCGATATTCAACTTCAACTGAACCATGTCCATTCCGACAAGATAAAGACGACCATTTTTCAACTCCCAGTTAATTGGAACAATGTTGTTTGATGTGATCCCCTCGACTTGGACTGATCTCCCTTGTTCTCTCGGCTTGTTCGTAAGAAGATATGACGATGGCGTCCCCATAGCGCTGTTGATTGCAATAACTCCAGCATAATCTCCATCAGCAATGACGCGGTTTTCCTCAAGCCTTTTGACTGCGCCGTCTGTCAAGTATCCAAACCCATTTCCGCTAGCATCTGGATTAAGCACGTTGTCTGGAAGTGGAGTTCCACCTTGAACTGCTTCCTCATTTGCCTTTCTGATTATCTCTCCACCCTTGTAGTGCTTTGGATCTTGGGATGGAGCATCTTTAATGATCTGTGGTTTTTGCGCTTGTTTTGGAAGTCCAGCCGATTCTCGATACATGTTACGAATCATGGCCTTCACCTCTGGAAGCTCCTTCATACCCTTGGCAAGTAGTCCTGAGCCATCCACCATGCGACCAAGATTGTCAGTCGCTCCACCAAGTTTGAAGTGAAGGTTTTTTACGATTGGAGTCGCCGCCATCGTTGACTTAAACACGCTCTCGATGCTGCGCCTAAGAGGAGTTTTTTGTGAAGCCTTATACACACTACCCCCGATAACATCTTCAAATAGTGTTTGTGCGCCGTTGTCGGTAAAATACTCAATCGCTGCATCGTTAATGTCGATCTTGGGCAAACCTTGTGCGTCCAATCGTGAATTATACTCATCCCAGAATTGCTTGAACTCAGGATTAAGGTTGCCATCCGTATCGCGGACAAGCCCCTTACGCGTTTCATCACCAAGCATTAGGGATGCTACAGCACCATCGCTTTGATGCTTGAACTGAATTCCATGAAGAGCTTCGTGAGCCGCCGCAGCTTTCACAATGCCTGCGCGATCATTGTAGTTAATTGTTGCTTGCTTGTTTACTGGATCAAACTTGCTGTTACCTTTTTCAACAAAACTCCAAGAATTAAACATTCCGGGATAAGCAGCATCAATAGAGGACGCGAATTGCTTAACGTCCCTGTATGGAACGGCCTCAAATTGCTGAAACGCTTCTGGATTAGCATCTCTCACCTTATTTCTAAAGTTGTAAAACTCGTTATCCTTTACTTGGTTCCAGTTATTTCGGCTTCCAATCGCTCGGCCAAAAGATCCAAAAACAAAAGCTCCAGCTCCTGCTCGTTCCATTGCGTTTTCGTCTAGCCCTTGCGAGTTGATTGCTTCATACAGCGTCATCGCGGGAAGCGCTTGAGCGGTTCCCTTGGTCGCGCCAACAATTCCTCGCGTGATTGGAGTAGTGTAGTCCATGAGTCCACCAAATGCTTTTGTCATGCGACCAGCGTCTTCGTTTGCGGCAACACGCCTCCAGAACGGAGAGCTATTCGTAAGCTGAAGCATCTCGTCACCAACAATGTTGGAAAACGCAGCAGACTTCTTCAATAGTGGTGCAGCTACAAGCGATCCAACACGGATTGCGCCATAAACCTTGTAAGCAGTTCCAAGTGTTGCAATACCCGCCGCGTGAACAAGGTATGGGAGTCTTCCCATTCCAAGCCCTCTTTCAATTGCTTTTAGCTTACGGTTTGTCCATAAAAACCCATTGCCAAGAACATCCGCTGCATCCGCGACTTTTTTTACCGCCCCGCTGGTTAGCTTCCTACCAACCATGCTCGGAGCGTTAATATCGTCAATTTTGGTTGATGCGCTTTGAACAACGCTTTCGTTTAGCTTGATCCCGTCATTTACCAACCCCAATCGGGTTTTTGACTCACCAATTGTTGCTGTAACCTCGTCAAGTTGAGACTTTGCCAGATCGGCAGCTTCTTTATTGCCAACAAGTAGCGCGTCATCCAACTGCTTCTGGAAAACTGAAGCACTGGCCGTAGCCTCGTCAATGTTCTTTCCGATTAAAGTTGCGGCTGTTCCAAGTTTTGCAAGATTTGTGTTTGCAGCACCAACATTTTTAAGTGCCTGTGCTGTCTTTATTGTTTTCCCCAAGCTAAACAGCTTCCCCGCGCCGAGCGTAGCCGCCGTAACAGCCATTCCGGGAACATCTGTAACCACGCCGCCAGTCGCATATGCCCCACGGTCCACTTCCGCCATTTTCTTTGCTCCCTCAACAGGACCAAGTTGACGAGTATAGTCTTCCAGTGCCTTCGCCCGCATCTCAACTGCTTGCGTTGTTGAGGTAAGCGCGTCCCAAGTTTTCTCTGCTGTAACGTCTTCGTATAAAGCGTCTCGGGTATCCACGAGAAATTTCCCAGCCAAATTGTCAATTTCGATTTGCTCGTCGGTTGCACCAAACGCTTTGCGGACTGGGTTGATGACATTCTTATCAAGAAAAGTCCCAAGTTTCCCAGATGATGTGACGGCAGTTTCGGCAGAACCTTCTCCTGCTTTTGCAAGAGCAGCAATTCTTTGCTCTTTGGTATATCCGCCCTTTGGACTCACCATTTCACCAAGAGCGTCCATTATACCGCCGCTCCTGATAATTTCTTCCTGTTCTTTGGTGTATCTTGGAGGAGAGATAGCAACTCCGATTGATTTGCGCATCTCGTTAACCCCCTTGAAGATATTTAAGATTGCGTTCCCCTCGTCTTCTGGCTTTTTGTTAAGACCAGCCTTCTCCCGAATCTGCCACAATGAAAACTTCTCCAGATTCTCTGGATCATTGAAATCAAGATTTGTCAAAGCATCCATCTTAGAAGTTGGCAAAAGGTCTTCTGTTGGAGTTGTAAAGGCCACCCCTTTTGTCGCCATCGTCCCATCTTTATTAATGAATTCATTGTCAACGAGAGCTTTGTATCGACGACCTTCGGGGGTCAGCGTTTTCTCGTCAGACGCCAACCCAAGACTAATCATGTCTCCAATAGAAGAAATCGGCCTAGCACCGGCATCTCCAAATCTTGAAGACAAGAACTCATTATTTCTTTTAATGATTTCCGCAGCTTTTGCCGACTTGTTTTCTTCTTCAGGCATGTATTTGTCTATTAGAACCCTCCCAAGAACTTTGCGTCTTCAGCCGCTTGATTAACCTCGGTTTTTTTAGGACTTGCATTATCAAGGAGCGGCTCAGAAGATATAATTTTATCAACGGCTTTTTTAATCTCAAAAGGACTTTTGCCTTGCTCCTGCAAATCGGAAATGGTTCCAGAAATTTTATTTGCTCGGTCTGCATATTTAATGCGGAACTCAATAATCTTTTTATTCCCTTCCGTGGTCTTACCCATATTTGGAGACAATACAGTTTTGAAATAATCCATTTCCCTGTCACTAATCGCTCCTTTAGTAAGAGCAATGTTCTTCATTGCTTCTGCTCCAACCCTTGCTTGGAATTCTTCCTCACTTGATACATCTTGTCCAAGAATCTTCTTTGCCTGCATCAGTGTTTCTTGGCCAAATCCAGTTTTGACATTTGCGTCCAAAAGATTTGTAATTTCTTTTAGCGGTTGTATATCAAGTGATGCAGTTGTTCCTGCTTCTCTTAATAACCCAAGAGACTCGTCAAGTTTGAGTAATCGTTGCGTTTGCAGCTTTGATTCGGGTGATTCTATTACAGGAGACGGTTTTGGAGATCCTGTCTGAGAAGTAATACGAACCATTCCTTTCCCAACTGGAGTTGTTGTAACGGATAGGCCAGATGCGGTTCGCCTACTAGCTTCTTCTTGTGTCACAATTTCTCCTTTCTGTTCATCCGTAACAACCGAAGATCCAGCAGGAAGTCGAATTTGTCTTGGTGTTTGTGTAGCAGGTTGACCGCCAGCAGCTTCAATGTTCGCTACTACTTCTGGAGCAATAGTGGTTACTGGAGTTTCACCCGGAATACTTGGAAATTGGCTGTAATCAAAGTTGCTTGGTGGAGTTGGGCCACCTATTGCTCCTTTCGGTTGTAATACGCCGGGGCCATCCATTGGGATTCCAACGGTTGGCGTTCCGTCTGGATATTCTCCATCTGGAAGTGGTGGTTCAGACTGTCTCGCTGGAGAAAACGCGCCTGCAACACTTGGGTAAATATTATTTTTGATATCTTTGAATTGTCCAAACTGATCTACTGATCCAATAACCTTTACTTTTTTCCCATCAATTTCAATCTCTTTGTCGTAAGGTTGCCATTTAGAGTCTTTCAACTCAGCTTGTTTCATCAATGCTGCTTGAATTCCTTGTCTCTCTTCAATATCAAGTTGCCTCTTCTGCAAACCAAATTCACGTTCTTTATACGCATTACTAATTCCAATATTCAATGCTTTTTCAACAGCGTCTGCGGCAGCAACCCGATCTTGCAACGAATTGTTTTTGTCTCCCATTATCATCTGGGCCTCCATAGCAACTGGAGCAAGTGTCGGAAAACTTTTAGCAATGGCATTAGCAACAAGTTCAGCAGACTTTACTCGCTTCTCTTGTTCAGATTGTTGCTTCTTATATTCTCCGAATTGTTTTGCAATCCCTCCAATATCAGCTCCAATGTTAGCCATGCTCTGACCTTGAATGTCAGCAGCGCGGGTAAAGCCTGAGTAGTCCTGAACAAACAGGCGCGGGTCAACGGATGATCCTAATAG